ATGAAAAAAAACCAGAAAGTCATTCAGTTTCGTGGTGATGAAGATATGTATCATCGGGCACAGGAAAGAATCACCAGTCAGGAGATTCTTTTCCCTGATGTTATGAGGGCCGCGCTTAGAGCCATTGCTGAGGGTGATGTTGCGCCGTTTGCAGATATCATCAATGAGGCCGGTCATACTGGCGATGAAACAAATCAGGCATGGCTTTATCACAAATGTCATGAGCTTTTCGAGTACCGTGATGGTCAGTTATTACGCAAGTCACGCAAAGGAATGGGTGAAAAGGGAACTCCGGCATATATCCGCATCAGGGAAGGTGAGGAACATGTATTAATTCAGGGCAATCATTATCTGCTAAAAGATATTGTTTGGTTAATGGCTAACGGAAGCATTGCCGGAGAGGTTATCTATAAAAATCCGCATCGTGTAACCAATAAACACGCAATTGAAAACCTCATTTTAAACCCTATCGAAATTAGGCAGGTGACGATAACAAAATATTTAAGTGGATCTGAAAAGATCGACATTTGTAGAGGTAAACAGCGAGCTATAGCTATTAATACCGAAAGTGATATTAGCGCAGCCGGAGCGATTGAGAGACTCATTAACAGAGGGCAAACAATCCCGTTACTTTTGCGCGGCGATGATGGATGGGTTGCATCGCGAACCGCTATTCACGCTTTCAAATTGGGTGATAACCAGTACGTAGTAAGCATTACATAAGGGGCTTTTATGTCGAATGAAACAGTAAAAAAGGTCATGGCAGAAAAGCGCCGTATGACCATCGGACAGTTAACAGACCAGCTTGTTAGCGGTGCTTTACGCCGTGAGTTAGGCATGGATAAAACCGAATTTGCCACGCTTGTTTCAGTTATGCGATCCACTATCCGGCGCATTGAAGGGCTGGAGGCAACGCCACGTATGGGGCTTATTTTCAACACAGCCGCCGTGTTGCGTATTGGTATTGACTTTCCAATTACAGAGGAAAGGGCAAAAAAATGACCATGAAATCTGGATGGGCCAGACCCATCAACGCCAACAAGCATCACTTCTTTTTAGAGGATGAAAAAACCAGTATTTGCGGCCGCTGGATGTATTTCGGTACAGACCGTGAGCCGGATACGTTCGAAAGCCCTGATGATTGTGCCGCTTGCCGCCGCAAGGTGAATAAGCGCAAGGAGCGTGCCGCATGACAACTGATATCACCGAACTGGCGCAGAGAGAGAAATTCGAAGCGTGGGCTGAAGAGCGTTGCGCTCTTCCATGGGGCTATCTAAAAAACCGACGCACTAATACAGGCTACTTCTCTAAACATGATTACACCAACTTATGGGCCGCATGGAAAGCGGCTGGCGCTGAGCTGGTAGAGGCGCTGGAGAAGGCACAGCAGAGGATTGATGAACTGGAGAACGATGAAGTTTGTCAGCGCTTGGCTAACGCAGAGCACCAACTCTACATGGCTGAACTGGCTAAGCATAACCTCAAAGCAAGCCGCAAAGCCCAGTTCCGCAAGCGTAAAGCGTCCGAGAAGCGCATCGCCGAACTTGAAGCGCAAAACGAATATATCCGTAAGCGCTATCAGCAATTGGATCTGCTGATCGGGAAAAATATCCTGGTTATGCAAGCCGCAATCATCGAATGGCAGGCCACTGGCGATGCTAAAAACGGGCTGGCGTGGATTTATAACACGCTCTTAGGGCCTGGCGAATTGCCTGATGAAGCGGAGAAAGACGCACAGGCATATTTCGACCGCAAATATGCTCCGCTCGATGAAGAGCTTATGGCGCTTCACAAGTGGTTTTGGGAACAGAGCGAGGCTGAACGTGCCGCCGCTGGCATCAATGTGGAGGCTGAGTGATGGCACTGACCAAAAAACAGCGCGCAGAACTGCGCATGAAGTTTGGCGGGCGCTGCGCTTACTGTGGCTGTGAGCTTGGCGATAAATGGCACGCTGACCACGTCGAAGCAGTACGAAGGAATATCAGTAACGGCTACGCAATGGACAGACCAGAAAACGACACGGTCAGCAACATGGTTCCGGCATGCATACCCTGCAACCTGTTCAAAATGTGCAGCACGGTTGAGGATTTTCGCAATCGCATTGCAACGCAGGTTGAGGTGACTCGCCGGGCATCGAGAAGCTACCGCACAGCTGAATCATTCGGCCTGGTTCAACCAACTAACGCGCCGGTAGTGTTCTGGTTCGAAAAGTATCAGGCAGAAGGAGCCAACCAATGACCAGCAAATTAACCAGAGAGCACATTGAAGATACTAATTATCGTGTTTTTTGGCGTGTAACCGTGTGGGCCGGTTTGTTCTGTGTAATATTTTTCTGGTTGCCCGCCATTTCAGTAGCTATTTATTACTTTTCTTCGGGGAATTAATGCGCCGTTACATCATTACCGATAAAGACATTATCGAGGCTTTCCAGAGATGGTCTAGCCCTGAATTAAAAAACCAGAAAATGCATACCAGCTTCATACGTGAGGCTGTATGCCGCGCACATCCTGACAAGGTAATTCTTCAGTATGACGTTCGCCAAAAGCTAAAAAATATGGCCTCACGAGGTTTAGTTACTGAGGTGCGTTTAAGTCCTAACGCAACAGCTTGGATGATAATAAAAGGTGATTCAAATGGACAAAATTAAGACCAAAAGAAGCGAGCGCCGTTTGTCACGTGACCTGATAGAAGAAGGGTTAAAGCTGGTGGCAGAACGCAGCGAGCGGGAGGGAGTGAATAAAGATACCGCTAAACGTCATGCTTCAGCCATCAGGGGCGTAATTCCGGCGCTGGGTGTAGTAAAGAGTAAGGTTGTGAAGCCGGGGGTTTGGGTTTCGCTATATACCCGCAGCGATGCTACATCGACCGTCATCAGCAATATGAAGTTTACCGCCGTCATATTTGAGTGGGCCGGACAGCAGGAATATGAAGATTCGGCATTTTATGCCGCTGTTGCAAATGCCATCCGTACAGCGCTGGCCGTCAGGGGGTAAGGATGCTCAGTGATTTACTGATAATGGTTGACCGCCGTGCTCAGGCGGTCAGCTTACGTGAGAAAACAATTATTAACGAACGTCACGCCGTCCGAATGCTTGAGCCTGTTTTATCTCTTGGGGTACGCGCTGCAAGCGTACCTGATACGTGGGTAAGGTATGCTGACCGTTGCATTGATAATGGGCTGGCGGCATCTACGGTTCGACAGCGTATAGATTGCGTTGCGGCAGTTGTAGCCTGGGTGATTCATGCTGATATTAAATTCAAGCCAGCCGCGCCGGGCTCTTTGGATAAGATGCTTGATGCCATGCGTACAGCGGCAAGAGCTATAGGAAAGCGGATAAAGCGTCACAGGGCATTGAGCAGGCCAGCCCGCGTAAGCGTTGACGAGTATTCTACGGTAGTGCGCGATATTGAGTCTTTGCGGGATCCATACAGGGCCGCAGCCCGTATGATGCTGTGTTTTGGGATGAGGGCAACAGAAACGCTTTCACTATCTCCATCATCAATTATTTCAGGTGGGAGGTTGTTTGTTCCTGACCGCGCGACTAAAACTCATTCCGATTTGCTTTTACCTTTGCCAGTTAAATACATTCCTTTAATTGAGGGGTGGCTAGGCGTGATAGGTGAGTCGGAAATAAAGTACAACACGCTTGTAACGACGATTTCCCGCGCCGGGATTAAATGGCGCTGCCATGATTTAAGAAAATTATTTAGAACTTCCGCTGCCGTACGTGGCGAGGATTATCTTGCAACAGAATTGATATTAAATCACACGGTGAAGGACGTTCCGAGTGTTTACTTGCAATCTCCACCATTCGCGGCAATGAGGCGAGTTTTAAACAATTCGATTGAAGAATATTTACAGGTTAAAGGGTAAGGCATGGTTAATTCAGCGATAAAAGATAATGATGTTATGTATCAAAAGAAGTATCCGAGAGGTTGTCAGTTTAAATTGCTTCAGCTACGAACCAATTTAAAAGCGAAGCCTGATATTTACCGCGTGGAAATGATTAATCGCAGTGGTGATAAGGTTTTGATGGGAGGACGGCAAACAACACAGGAGGCGATTTCTCTTTATCAGGATATTGCGACACTTAGCCCGTCAGAAGTGGAGGCGGCATTCAGTAGTATGGTTTGACAGCAGACGACAAAAACGAGCCCGGCAAATGCCGGGTTTTTTTATGCCTGAAAATTGCAGTCAAGAAATGTAAGTGAAAGGTTAAGTTTTCATTAACAAAAACACAACACAATGCTTGTTAAATCATGTGTCAATAAAGTTAAATAAATGTTATGTGGATAGTTTTGTGTGCATCATGAAATTATGATTATGTAAATGATAAAGGTTGCGTTTTAATAAAAATAACAAAAAATAAATTTAACGATTAAAATTCAATGGCTTATATTATTTCGGTTGTTTTTCATTCAAAAGTGGCTAGGTTTTTGGCGTCAATACCTTGCGTTTTTGCATTCAGGAAATCTAAAAAAATTTAAGGGAATAATTCATTAATCGAATCATAGCATTATGGTTGTGAGGCAAACGGATATATAAGGTTGGACATTCGGGAAATGTATGTGAAAAATGCCCAAAAGAGGGCGATTACTGCCATTTTATTTAAAAATGTTTCAATCGGAAACAAAGCTGAACATTTGCTACATCCGTTATGGCTATGGGAATCAATAAGCTACGTTGCTTTAGATGAGGTTTATTGTTTTATTTGCCGGAAATGTTTCTGCAATCTCATCTGACCAGATGCTTTAACGTATTGACATGTGTTTGTTATGAGCAGGCAGAAAGAGGGAAAGCATAAGCATGTGGGTGAGGGAAAAATATAAAACCGCGCTCAGGCTTGTTTCCACCAGCGATTGCAGGAATCTATCACTTTTCACTGATGCTAGATAACGGTTAAATATTCGACCGTTCAATTATGTTCGCTCTGTTACATATTCATTGCGTTAAAACTAAGCATAACAAAAGCAACAAATATCAAACATTCATGTTGGCACGTTAAATGTTATCCACATTGAAAGTGAGTGGTGAAGCGGGGTTGGGCGATATTGACCACTAACTTAAATCGTGCAGGTGGGTAGTTTCATGCTGCTTATCCACAGATTTAGCCTTGTGCATAATATTGACACGCATTACCGCTGGAGCCGTTTCTGTAATTAGTCAGTCCGTTGCCTTTAAATCACCTCTATATAAAGGAGGTGAACTTCATGGCTTACGGGCGTCAGTTCGAAATAACCGTTAACTGTACAGATGGAGAGACGATCCACATTACTGATGTGGACGTTGATTTCTCGTCTGTGCGCGACGATGAAAAAGAGCCAAACGAGGCTGATTTAACGTTGTGGGGTTTAACACCACAGACGCAGAACGCCATCGCTCAGGCTGGGTCAACCGTCAGTGTTGCCGCTGGCTATATAGATGAAGGAATGTTCACCCTGTTTCAGGGCGAACTTATCAGCGCCGTGACCATTAAGCCTAACGAGGTCTACGGCCTGAAAATGAAAATCTACGAAGCGCTGATTCCGTTCCGGGCCAGCGTAACATCGCGCACGTTTCGCAAAGGTCAGAGCCTTAAAGATGCTGTTTTACAGGTAGCGTCTGATATGGGGCTGGGTTGTCAGTTTTCTAAATCTGCTTCATCTCTTACCCTGGCTAAAAGTGTCAGCGCTGCGGCATTGTCCCGCGATGTACTTACCAGCCTTTGCAAGCCAGTTAATGCCAACTGGTCGCTTCAGTATCAGTCAATTGTTGTCACTGCCGGTGATTCAATTCTTACTGGCGCTGCTGTTTTCTCCCCTGAAACGGGCCTGCTTGGTGCGCCGCTTCTGAAAATTCACTCCCCGAAACGCACGAAGAAAAAGAACCCTTCCGAAAAAGAGCAGATCCAGAAGAAGCACGACAAAAGCATAACTACCTATGTCTGGCCCCCGAAGGGCTCACAGGTTGACTACTCAAAAGGCGCTCGCCGCCAGATGGGGGTTATTGAGGCTGTTACATGGGAATCGTTGCTTTATGGCGGGGTTGAGATTGGCGAGCAGGTAGAGCTTTCGTCTCCATCAATGGGCGAAGGCTGGATGGTTATTGTGAAGAAGATTTCCCATCGCTTTAGTACCCGCGACCGTCAGGCGTGGTCATCGTCATGGGAGGGCATCATTGCATGAGAGCCGGTAGCCAGATTCAGGCCATTGTTGAGCAGGCGCTTAATTCAGCGCTTTTTTCGCTTGAGGCAACGATTGTTTCCGTCAGCGGCGGGCGGGCAACTGTCCAGCCATCCCCAAAGCGCATATTCGGTGACAACTCGGAGCCGATTGCTTATCCGGCTGTTGAAAACGTTCGTTTAGTTTCGCTCGTCTGGGATAGCGGTAAATCGGGCGTCAGCGGGCGAGTTTCTCCGGGGGATGAATGTCTCCTTATCGCGCTTTCTCACGGAGACGGCGACGAGCCAGACCATAAGACCATTTCAAGCGCCATCGCTATATGTGGTTTTTCAGACGTTGCCAGTCACCAGATGCCGGATGAAGCAGGGGTAAGAGTTTTCAGCGGTAGCGCTTTTGTTGAATGGGATGACGGAACCATTAAGGGCGATACCGGGCAAGGCGCAACTTTCGAGTTTACGGGCAACAAAATGACCGTTAAAGCGCCGGGCGGTATCGATATGACAGCGCCAATGACAACCATAAACGGGAATTTGACGATTTCAGGATCCATTAGTCAGGGCGCTGGTGGTGGCGGCAATGCTGACTTTGGCGGCAGTGTCACCATAACCGGCGATAGCAAAGCCGCTGACCACATCAGCGGCGATAAGTCCTTCAATTCTCACACGCATAAAGAAAACGGTGAGGGCGGTCAGACCGACGCCCCGACATAAGGAAAAACCATGAAATTAAATGACCATGCGGCGCAAATCGCGCTTTCTAACGGTGGCTTTCTGATGGCGGGTGACTACAGCACAACCGTTGGCAAAGGCGAGATTATCAATATCACTGAGCGAACCGGGCTTGTAGTTGAGAGCGTTGAGTGCATCACCCTGATTAACGCGCCGCTGTGTATGGTCATGGCGACGTGCAGGGAGAGCAAAGACCAGTACATGCCATTTTACAGCGATTTGCCGTTTGAATTGCCGCATCAAGCGGCGATGGCGCAAATGTTAAATGATGCGGGCGAAGGCTTTGACCTTGATGACCTGCTGGATATCGAGTCGCTGGATTCTGCTGTGACGGTCGTCCACGTTGAAAAATGGATGCACACCGAATGAACATCACAACAACTCAGTATCGACAGGGGGTAAAGGGCTGCTTTCTTTCCACAGAGAGGCCGCAGGTTGGCGAGGCTTTAAAGCTGGTAATGCTGACGTCCAGAGGGCGACGCATTATCCCCGTTGGTGAAGTTCAGCGGGTCGAGGCTGTAGGTTCTAGCCGTTGCCTCGTATGGGTTTCAAAGCTGGCATTCGTTGAGGGGATGAATTACTGATGCTGGACATTATGCAGGATGAAAGCGGAGTCATTCTCCGAAATGGCGATTTGGTGCTGGATGGTGGCATTGATGGCATTGCGCAGCAGGCTGAGATCCGGGTAGGAACTAATCGCGGTGAATGGTGGCTTGATGAAACTCAGGGATTGCCGTGGTTGCCTGGCATTATGGCGTCACGTCTGCCGGTTTCGATTGTCTCCAACATGATTAATGCAGAGGCGCGGCGCACTACTGGCGTGACTGATGCCAGAACTACAACCATCAATGACGTTAAGGGGGATTACACGATCCGCTTTGCGGTTTATGTCGGTGCCGATAGTACGGAGGTAACGAGTGGAATTAATTAATGATGGCGGCTGGCACGGTGCCAGACTGCCAGAGCTGCGCGGCGACATTTACCAGAAATTGCGCGACCTGCTGGGGGATATAAGCCCGGACGGTGATTCCCTGATTGGTCAGGTTATGGCGGTTGTCGCTGAAAATGACCTGAATATAGTGGAGGCCATCGGCTGGACGTTTGCTGGTTTTTTCATTTCATCAGGCGAAGGCATCCAGCTTGACGGTATTGGCGAAGGTTTTACCCTTCCTCGCTATGGATTAACCCGGTCATCTGCCGATGTGGTTTACCTGCTGGCTTCAGGGCAGGTAATCGCGTCTGGTGAGACTTTCACTATCTCCGGTATTTCTGGTGACTGGTCGCCATCAGGAAGCATTCAGGCCAATGGTAAAAGTGCTACCGGGTTTGTGCTGGAGGTTAAAGCTGATGCTATCACCACGGGAAATACCTTCACCATATCCATCAACGGTAAGCCATATTCAACGCAGTACCAGACGGGCGATACGTCTGATTCTATTTTATCCAGGCTTTATCCCATCATCACCGCCGCTGATACGTCAGTAACCACATATTCAACAGAATACGGGTTGTTGCTTTATGCAGCGGATGGTAAATCGCTAATCCAGTTTTCATTTTCTGATGATGTTTTTTCTGTCGTTCGTACCGGAATGCCCGCAACAACATGGTATGACAGCGATACGGAGTTTCCTGATGTTCGATTCGGCTATGTAGCCACAGATGACATTCTGATACTCGCCAACGGCAGTAAAGGCTTTGAAATAGAAGATGACGAGCAATACAGAGAGCGTCTTTTCGAAGCGGCGGAGGCAGGGAGAAAGAATGTCAGCGCATCAAGACCGGGCATAAAAAATGCCGTTTTAGCGGTTGCGGGCGTGAGCCACGTCACGGTTAACACCAACAGGGGGATTGAGACCGATGCTGACGGCCTGCCGGGTAAATCGGTTCAGGTTTTTGTTGCTGGTGGTGATAGCGATGCGATAGCGCAGGCCATCTATGATGCGGCAGCGGCTGAATGTGGTTTCTACGGCAACACATCGGGTACAGCAACTGACGGTACAACTACAGAAACGGTTTATTTCACTCGCCAGAGCTTCCAGCTTGTCTATGTTTCCGTTTCCGGTGATACGTGGGACGCAGAGACAACAGGCAAGCCAGACGATTACGAGAGCGTTGCTAAAAGCGTTATCACTGGCTATTTCTCGCAGCTTGAAATGGGGCGTGACGTTTTCGCGGGTCAAATATCTGCCCGTTTGGTTACGGCTTTTCCGACGATGACAGATGTTGTGGTAACTGTAGGTACTTCCGAATCACCAACAGGAAAAACCGTACCCATAAGTAGCGGCGTTGTCGCGGTTACGGATTCTACTTCTGTGGTGGTGTCGTAATGGAGCCATCAATCAAAAAACCGGGGCAACTGGCAAATGAACGCCTTACCTCAAAGGTCAGGTTACAGAGAAATATCGACCTAATCTCCGGTATTAAGGCCAACCAGCAGGGCATGGTTGATGCGCTGGACTACCTGAAAAAGGGTTTCTCAATTACAGATTCTTCGGGTCTTTTGCTTGACGCATGGGGGGAAAGGTTCGCGATACCGCGAGACGGCCGCGACGATGACAGCTACAGAATAGCCCTGTTGCAGGGGGCAGGGACGCAATCTGTTTCGCTTCAGTCACGCCGCGCTGTAGGTGGATTCATCCAGTTAGCCTATAGCCTTACATGGTTGCGCCTGAACCGCGTAGGACTGTCTACAGGTGCTGTTGGTGCTGCTTTCAACCGCGTACCGCTACGCGCTGTTTTCGTCCAGTGTGGTGCAATGGCTCCTGATATCGAACTGCCTGAAACGCTGGTTGCTGCAACTTTTGCCGGGGATGTTTACAGTGCCGCAACACCTCCAAACGTCAAACTAACCCACCACGCGCCAATGTTCCCCGGTAATGCGTTTCCGGCTGTGTGGGGCGGCATCAAGTACGAGAAGACGCAAAAAACAGTGATGGCTACCGCAAGTAAAGGGATCCGAGTCACCGCGACAAAGTCCATTTTTACGCGAATAGAGGCCACGAAAACCGTTAACGGGAATGAGCTTCTGGAGCCATTCAACACGCTTGTAACAGTCAAAAAGATGAAGGTGAAAAATGGATAGCTGGGCCAATACTGATAAAACTTACGCGGGGCAAGGTGGCGCTGATATCCCAAACAAGCAGGAGCCATCAGAAGAAATGCAGGCTACCGGGTTCGCGCCGACCTACTTTGATGTAAATGGCAATCTGGTGTTTGGTGACGGGATTAGCGCTCAGGTAATGAATTACATCCTTAACGACCTGTACAAAAAGTATCAGGAGCTTTTAGCCAGGGTAGAAGCGCCATGAATACATTTTCGACCGTTGCTCGTAATTATCCTGTAAGTGGTGGAATTTACCCGAGCAAGAAACAACCATCAGCAGCGAAAAAATCTGATGGTTTCGCACCTACTTACATCAATGCAGGAGGAACACTGATTGAAGGGGATCCGGTTGACGTGGCGGAACTTAACTTCATTTTTAACGACCTGTACGCGCAGGCGGAACACATTGACCAGCTTCTTACGGCTAAGGGGAAATAATGGCATTAACACCAGATGAGCTAATTGCGATATCAGACCTTGAAAAAGCACAGATTGCAGACTCTTCTGTAGTACCTGATTGGGTTCTGCCTGCTGAAGTCAGGGGCAGTAGCGTACCGATAAACGGTATTCCGTATCCACAGCACACCATTGACGTGTTTGGCGGGCTGCTGGCTGGCGAATGGTCACTTAAGTTTCAGAATCCGTTACAGCGCGTTGTGTGCGATCTGGAGATATTCCACGGCGAGAATGCGCCAGAATCGACGCCACCGGACTTGTCAGCGTTACAATTAACGGCAACAGGATTTGATAAAGCTGTGATTTTTTGCCCGGCAAAAACCATTACGGATGTAACGCCCGCAAATTTTATGGGGCTGGCTGTTTCCGGCGTTACGCCAGTCTACAGACTTGGCGGAAAGCGCCGGTTTCTGGAGCAGTCAGGAATGGTTGTCATCCCACTCACGGTGATTCTACTGTCAACGCGGCCTCTTACCAGTCAGGAAGCAAGTAGGGCACTATCCGTTACGATGAAGCGTAGGAATGAAAGTCAGATGACTGTAGCGCCAATTATCAGCGGAATGGTCTACAGCAACCCGCTTCCGTCAGCTCGTGATATTGCTCAGGCATCGTGACCGCTGAGAAATAAAAAATTTCATTACATGGTTTTGTGTCAACATTTCCCCGGTTTGTTATCAACAATTCGGGGATTTGTCTTTTATGAAAGCGACGGCGCGTAAAAAACCAGCATTCAAAGATTTCTACGAAAACGGCATGTTTTCGCGAATAATTGCCACCAGAACAAGCAATAACAGGTGGCAGTTGTGCGGAATACACAGGAATGGCGATGCTGTGATATTTATTGAGGCGGCAAGGGGGGGGATTAGAGAGTGGTCTAGCCTGGAATATTTGTCAGAGTTTTGTGATTCATTAAGTGTATCAGTATGGGAAGTTCATCGAGGGAAAAGCCGCCCGTAGCGGCTTTCATGTGAATTATCATTAAATGGATTTTTTTAAAGAAAGTTCAGCCTCTTCCAGCGGGTTGCCTGTGCCGGAGTAACTGAACATGTGATAATGCTCTCCTGGTGTTACTGAATCACCCACATACACATCGAACAGCACCTGCGCTCCTGCATCTGACAGGCTTACCAGGCGCTTTGCGGAATAGGTCACCTCTTTGCTGACCGTAACCAGCTGGCATGATGCCCCCAGCTCAGGATACGAAACCAGTTCTTTTACTTCTTTTGTTACTGTGAACGACATAATTTTCTCCTGCTTATCCCGGCTGGCTGGTCTGACTGACTGCCAGTTGTTTAGAGCCGCCTTTGCCTGTGACGTTTACCGTCAGGAGCCCTGATGAATATGTCCAGGCGATATCTATCTCGGCGGCATTATTGATTTGTGAAAATGTCTCCACCAGATATCCATTGATGAATCTCAGTATTTTGTATGCAGGGAACTGAAAACCTCCATTGGCGGCTATCTGAATCTCACCGGACTGCGTGGTTATCTTCAGGGTTTTTGTCGCGCTCGCTGACATGGCATTTTCATGAAGGTATTTCTTCAGGAAGCGGACGCGCTTAATCACAATATCCGCGCCGTTATTTGAGCGTGAGAAGTAAATACCGTTTGAGGAGCCAGCAATTCCTGTCACGAACTCCACCCGCATTTTTCTGGGTGTCGTTGACAGCGTGAAAGTTGTCGAGACTTTACCTGTCCCGGAAACAATACCGCCGAAAGTGAAGTCTTCAGTACCGCTGGCGCAGTATGCCTCCACCTCGATAATGTATGATTTCTCCGGTTCAAACAGTCCCGATGAGGCAGCATAGCTAAAAATGCCGGTGCTGGCGAAACCCGCCATCAGCACCATTTCATTACCGCGGGCACGCAGATAATCAGACAGCAGGTTTCCGTAGAGAGAGGTGCCGAACGCGCCGACATTCAGCCCATTGATAACATCAGAAAACTGTCCCTCTGAGGTATACCCGTTCCATTTACCGAAACGTGGCCCTTTAAAGACAAACGAGCACGGCTGCTGCTGATTATACAGAAGCGGAACACTGTCCACCGTCGCACCAGTCTCATCAACCAGCGTCAGGGCATTTGACCCCAGACCGACATTAGAACCTACTGTTGATACGTCTTCAATTTCCCCGTACGTCTGGCCCTTTGGCTGATATTTGTAAACAAAGTTTTTAGACTTTGAGAAACCATCTATCCGGTTATCCCTGATAATAGTCGAGTAACGACCGGCTGATACGTTTCCCGCGTAAGCAGGCGCATCAACGCCTGTCGCATCAATAAACCCTATGAGTGCTTCCCTGTCTGTCCCTGTGGCCTGCTCCAGGTAGTTATCATAAATACGGGCGTGACGGGCCGTGGTCTTAACCATGATGCAATTTGGCGATCCGGCATGCAAAATATCGTTGTGGTGTATTTCATTTTGAGAACCGAATGTGCTCGCGCTTAATTCCAGCACCATGTAACGCCAGCCATTTCTGATGCGGTTATGGGCTATTTTATTCAGGTCGCAGCCGTTCAACAGCAGGTCAATATCAAAGTTTGCTATTTCACAAAACTCAATGGCACCATCAAACATTTTTGACCAGGAGATACCAATTCCTGTGCCATTAACTCTTGGGTTTATTGAGCAGCGCTTGACAACCGGCACCATCCCAAATGGGATATTTGACAGTGAGACATCATCTTTAACTATCGCTGTTTGCTCGTTATTAAATCTGACAGGATAATCACCGGTCAGACCCATGTCATAAATTTGCGGCATCCGTACCTGTCCCGTAGAGGAATCCCTGGTATACCAAATACAGCCACCACCCTCAGTCATACAAATGAGGCGCGTATAGCAATTCGGGGAAAAATTAGGACTTCCCTGCCCCCTGATTATCTGCCCCTTGCCGGCTTCAAACGCCTGAGAAATGTAGAAATCTCCCTTCGGTAAATCAAGTGGTTGGTTTTTGTTCGCAGCTTCCTGAAGTATTGTGTAGTTATATTCCGCATTTTCAATGCCGGGCTTCAGGAGTGGCGTGATGAACTTAATGGCGTCCTGAACGGTTTCTCCGCCAGGAAGGTACACATATTTTCCTCCTGAATTATCACCTACATTCGCCAGGTCTTTTCTTGAGACACAAAAATCCCATTCCTCCCAAGATGAAGTGGACTCATCAAAAATTGATGTAGCTAAAATTACATCGTTAGAGGTAAATACTCTGCGCTTAGGTTTTCCAGAATAGATAATAAGAGTTCCGGGAATGCCTCCTAAGGAGGGATGGTTTGAAACTGGAACCGAGTAAATGCCCGGAAAAATCAAAACATCGATATCGACACTGGCGCTGAAGGTAGATTTCATCATCAGCGCACCATAATTATTTTCGGACATAAGCACCTCATGTTTGTTAACAGGTGCGATTTAACCGGATGGGGAGGGGATGATACAGAAAGAGGGCGAGCGGTAACGCCGCCAGATGGCGCATGGCGGCGCTGTGAGAGTGTCAGGATATCATTTCAAGGCATTGGGCGTACAAATGGTCCTGAGTGCCGTTTAGTGCTTCAAACGCGGTCTTTCCTCCGCAAGTACCATCAGCGTGAACCGGAACCAGCCAGACATAAACCGCGCGTATTGCTGCTGGTGCTGCATGCTGGTGGTGATGGTCGCACAGTGGCAATACGCGGGCGTGTGCGCCTGCTGCTGTTCTCCCGTCGATATGATGCAGGCTGACCACATCGTTAATAATCCCATGAACGTAACAGGCAATGCAGGGTAGAGCGCCGATTTTGTCCATCAGTGAGCGTTCAGCGGCGCGGGGCGTTCGTCCTTTCAAGCCACGCGCACAAGGTTTATTTTTTGCCCGTTCAAAGCATCGAGATTGTCGTTCCCGCTGTTTTTCGTACTGAGCCTGACGCCATTCCGGGTCTGCCTGTTTCTCGCGCTGGCGGGTAATGGCCCGCTGCTGATATTCACGCTGCTTTTCAACGTGACGTTGTAACTTTTCCTGTGCGGTTTTCATGTTGAGAACCCCGCATGTCAGTAAGGAAGGTCAGATTCAGGGATATACGGCGGAATTACACTGTTGAAGCCACCACTTTCAACATGAAGGATAAGTGTTTCGATATAGCCAGAGGTATACGCATCGCAGCGACGCGCAATTTCATGAAGCTGTTGCAGCTTGATATCGGTGTCAGCGTTACCCGTCGCGATTTCCTGCGCAATATCGACCTTTTGTTGCATCTCATCTACGGTGAGTTGCGTTTGTGCGGCTGCAATGGTGGTTTCGCTGGCCTCGTTATCGCCGTCAGCGCCGACGATATCCATGATGGTGCGGGCAACTTTCATTTCGGGATTTGCCAGCGCCTCAAAGTTCACATCACCACGCATTAGCGCCAGCGTATAGAATTCACGACAGGCGTTATACCAGTTACGGCGGTGATAGCTCGTATCGCTGTGCACTGAGCGCATATCCAGACCGTGCGACACATGAACTTCCATCTGGCGCATAGCGATTTCGATAATTTCCGAATCGTGGCCAGCTTCAACGGCGGCAACAAACGCCTCTTCATCGTCATCAAGCGGGGTGCAGTCAGGAATAAATGTCCGGGCCACTGGCGCTGACATATCGCGGGTATCATGCACATCGTTTGAATCCGCGCTGGAAATCGCAACAGAAGAAAGAGATTCCGCGATATCCATAGCGACTTCAGCGCTGACGTGTGCGCCGGTTCGGGTGTCGATAAGTTCATCACCGTCTACCTGGAAGAACCCGGCCTGTTTGTAGAAACTCTGCCAGTGTTCATCCGTCAGGCCATAGCGCAACACAGTATCGCGGGCCATTGCGTCATCGTCTTTGGCATTGTCGCGGGAATGGATAACATCCTCTGCAACCTCTGACGGAGTACGCAGAAACGGGTTACGGGCTTTAGCCTGGGCGATTACCGCGCTGCCAGTGAACTCACCAGCCGCGACCAGCATATTCAGGATGGATTCCGCTTTAGTGCGTTCTGATTTTGTCGGCTTCCATTTGCGGCTGCTGTTCAGAGCGCGGGCCTTACGGCGTTCGCGTTTACTGTCTGCCTGGTCGATATCGTCATCACCATCAGTGATATCGAGTGCCTGACGCAGGCCATAGCGGCGGTAATAGGTGTATGTCGCCCCAAACTGCTGACAGGCATCCAGGCGCTTATCCTGTTTGATATAAGCAGGCAGGGTGAAAGAGACTTCCGTGCCGGTTGGGTTGTGGTGGAAGGTCGTCACCATGTTGAACGGCAGGCTGTCAGTGGCATTATCGGCATGCACCAGTTCCTGATTCAGCATCAGACCATGCTGGTAAATCGGATCCCGCAGCATATCCAGCAACTGCGCCAACGTGGCATAGGTGAAATCCAGCGTTTCGTTGTAGTTGTTGCGGTCGGGGTTTTTGAGTTCATGAACCATATGCGCCAGCGCATCACGGGCGTTGGCATACTGCTGACCGGGCGCTACGTAGACTTCCGGCGCGGTCACTTCCGTTTTTTCGACTTCATTTGAGGCGTTTTTGTGAACGGGAATCATAGCTGCACTGGCATATCCAGCAGCTTTAAGGGCAGTAATGGTATGCGCCAAAAGTTCGGCGGTATCGGGGATGGTGAGTAATGTACTCATTATGGTTGCTCCTTTGGATGAGACTGAATCCCCACTTTTGAGATGGGGCGGGGTGGAGCTCAAAACCGTCCAAAGTCGGCGGACTTATTCACAGGCGGAGAGGCCTGCTATTCGTCGCACTCCACCCCATAATTCAGCACTCGCGTAGCCGGAGCCACCAGAGCATAAATTCTGGGTACAAAAAAATCACGCTGACGGGGTGATATACCGCTTTGGATTGGTGTTTTGAGCACCTGATATAGATCTTATTTCAACTACAAATTAGAATCAAGCGGTGATTAACCATGAAAGGGGGTGTTATGAATACCTATGGACTGGATGCATACGCAATGAACATGCACGCGCCGCTGTTCGCTGACAAGTTTGCAAAAGGGTTTCAATGGAAAAACGAAAGGGAGCGTACAATTTTCTCTGTGACTGTTCAAAAAGTGTTAAAAATTACAGAGCAATCAGAGAAATTTGTTAACGATTTCTGCAATGAGACTGGGTATGACCGGAATCAACTGAATCAGCTAATGAGTGAAATGTTTTACAAATGGGATGAATATTTATCCCGACTGAAAAAATAGTTGTTAACGGACGTTTTGCGGTAAGTCGTTGTTTGTTGGTATACTCCTGCCCGGTGCTTGAGGCTGTCTGTCTCATGTCACCATGCGGCAGATAGAAGAAAGCCCCGAAGGTCAATTTTCATTAACCAACGAGGCCTCTTAATCATGCGTGACAACGTGATTATAGCCTCCCAAAAGCGACGGAGGCAACTTTGTTTTACAAAGGAGTTTTTTTGTTTATCGCGATATTTATCGCGGCGTTACTGGCGTATACCGCCCTTAACCGGACGCTTTGTGAAGCGTCCATAGGTCAGGGAGGTGTGCAGGTAGCGGCAAAGTTTGCCTACGAAGCTAAGGAGAGTCGCTAAATCAGGGCGGGGATCCGTCCCCGCCTTTCTGGTTGTCTGGCATGGCCTGAGCACCTTTAAACGCCGCTCCTTCGGGGGCGGCTTTTCTTTGGCGTTACCTCTCGCATCATCTTTTGAATCCTCCAGGTAAAAAACCATAATGGCACCTGCCACGGACAGGAAGCGTTGCCTGTTACCTTTAAGCCTTTGTTATTACCCTTGTGATTTCAGCCATTCCGCCCCCGGAGTGGCTTTTTTTATTTGTACTACACGCCAGCGGTAACGCTGTTTTTGATCCTCTTCTTTCCTCGCTACGCTGCAAGCCTCACAAGGGGGGAATTGTGACAATAAAAATAAACAGGCGTGATGATGCATTTGCAAAGCTGGTGGCTGAAGCGCGGGAAGCGCCGGGGTTCAGCTATGCAAAGTCGCGCAACCGTGATTACAAGGGCTTTAACGATGATTTTCAGGCTGAAAAGCTACTCAAAAATGACGATATACAGCAGGCCGTTAGCGTTTACAAAAAGCACATCATTGCAGCGGATATCGTGGGGCGTCAGGAGGCGCTAATTGACCTGTCGGCGCGTTTCCGTGCGCCGGATTCAACAGCGGTGATGTTGGAGTTGCAGGCGCTGGAGAAAATGAGGCTTGAACCGGAGATATTCCGTAGCCGCATGGCGGCAATTGATACCCGTGCTGTTAAAAACATCAAAAGAACAAAGCACGGCTGGCAGGTTGAGGGGCTGGATAAGTCACATCTTGCCGCGCGGATCCTTACGCTTGCCGGGGTGGATATCAGTAAGCCGATAACGGACGAAGGTAAGCGTATCGCGCGAGAAACATTAACCGAAATTTACCGGGATATGGGATTCGATGACGGCGATTGAGATAGCACCAGAGCATGATTTAGAGCGCCGTCGCTACTGGCTGTCAGAGAAAAAGAAAATGGCAGAGTGGCGGCGCGTCATGCGTTCGCTCACGACAAAACCGCACCGCGTTAAATGTCTGCGCGGTGGTCGTGGTTCCAGTAAGTCATGGAGGATTGCCGAAGCACTGATTCAGCTCACGGTGCGATATGACCTGCGCGTTCTGTGCTTACGCCGGGTGCAGAAATCTATCGACGCATCATCACATAAGCTACTCAGCGATACGATACGCCGTCTGGGGTATGAATCAGAGTTCACGATAACCCAAAACAGCATCAAGGCTAAATCCGGCGCTGAATTCCGGTTTTTGGGCTTTCAGTCGAACCTCGACAGCATTAAATCCATTGAAGGCGTGGACATTTGCTGGGTGGAGGAAGCTCACGCGATTTCGGCTGAAGCGTGGGAAACGCTGGCCCCAACATTACGCCGTAATGGTGCTGAACTATGGATTACCTTCAACCCGGCTTTTGCATGGGATGAAACCTATGTCAGATACGTTCTCAATGCAGAGGATGACTGGTTTATTGAGGAGGTGAACTGGTATCACAACCCATATTTCAATTCGACGTTGGATAAAGAGCGGCTTTATACGCTGAAGTATTACCCCGACAAATACGACAACATCTGGAACGGCGTTCCCGTCAGCGATTTACCCGGCGCTGTTGTAAACCGCGGCCATCTTGAAAAGTTAGTTGTTTCGCCCGATTCGAAGCTGGCTAAAGCGTGCCGAACTGGCGTCAAAACGGCGGTGCTCGATGTTGCTGATGACGGCGATGATGATTCGGTGCTGTCGTTCTTTGACGGGCGTTTTTTGTACCGTATGGAGCGATTGCAGGCGCGTGACACCGTCCAGCTTGCGCAGCAGGCCTTAAAGATGGCGACGGAAGAAGGCTGTACCGTCCTGATTTACGACTCTGTCGGCGTTGGTTCTGGTGTTAAAGGCGAGTTAAACAAATACGAGGATTCAGAGATTGAGTTTCGTAAATTTGTCGCCCAGGGCGAAGTGTTGCGCAAAAAGTCCAGGTATCGCGGCGGTAGGCCGAACGAAGATACCTTCCACAATCTGCGAGCGCAGGCATGGTGGGCGTATCGGGATGCAGTTAATGACTCTGTGCGCTGGCTGGAGACGGACATTATGCCGCCTGATGGACTTTTCGCTATTTCTGACCAGATACCGCGTCGCTATCTCGACCGCATCCTTTCTGATTCTACTGGCGTCATGTGGGAAACCACGCCTGACGACAAAATCCTTATTGAAGCTAAGAAAAAAGTTAAAAAACGGCTGGGCGTGTCCACTGACTACGCTGACGCCATATTCCCACATCTGGTACGTATGAAATCAGGAATTATCGAATGACGAACAAAACCAGCTTGATTCCCACTGAGGGGATTTTAACGAAAGAGGGCTTGCAGCCGGCTAATTACAATGTTGATGGCTATGTCAGTATGATGACCAGCGCAGCGGCAAGCTCAAAGGGCGCGGCGGGCATGAGTTCACCGACAGCCAACCGCATGAAAGCTCGCGCCGCCGAAGGGATGATTCCGCTGGTGGCCGCAATGACCGGGGAGCTATCCGGCATAGGCTGGCGCATTATCAGCGAACCGGTTGCTGCCGCCATGCTGAACGGATTCACAGTGGTTACTGAAAATCCTGATGATTCAAAGCGTATTCAGCAGATTTTTGACGAAATGGGCGCGTGGCAGATAGTGGAAAGCGCCGCCATTCTAAAGCGTCATCATGGATGGTCTGTGCTGGTTATGGGGGAAGAGTGGGTGCGTTGCCACGGCTCGCACTGGATTACCCCGTCGAATGACTGGTTTGCAGACTATAACTCGCCTTTTTTTGGCCTGCCGGAAGGCTGGCGTATCCAGCTTAAAAGCCCCATCGGTGGCGAAGTGTTTATTGAACAGGAAGATTCGATCCTCTTTGGCGATAAAAACTATCAGCCGATTTATGCGATGGTCGGTATCGAATTTGGCGAACCATTGTTATGTAAGCCTTATGCGGCGTTACAGCGTCTGGGGCTTTCGCATGAGCTAATCATCAGCATACTTTCCCTTTCCGTTCAGGATATCTATAAAAAGAAGGACTTAGCTGAAGACCTGAAAACGGCTAAAGGAGAGGCAGCAGCGGCCCGCAGGCTGGGAGGGATAGCGGCAACCCGCCAGTTAAATGATATGGTCGCGATTGACGATGAAGAGGAAATTAACCGCCTACAGTCCACCATGACCGGAACCGCCGACCTTGTTGATATGGCTATTAAGCTGGTATGCGCCGAAACGGGTTTTCCCATAGCTATGCTGGCAGAGCGCAAAGGAGGTCTTTCCAATAGCGATACCAGCGCAGATGCACAATGGCAAAATCTTGTTTCTCATATCAACACCAATTACATCATTCCGGCCCTGAAAAAGCTGGCTTTTCGCTATACGGGTATCCGCGCTGACTTTGTGCCGAATAAATCTCAGGGGCAGATAGACCGCGAGGTAGACCGGGACAAGAAACGAGCAGAAACAGCCCAGCTTTACTATTCGATGCGAGCCATTACCAGCGAAGAGGCCCGCGCCACGGCGCAGGAAACTGGAGCGGTGGTTATGCTTGCGACCACTCCGCCCGCAACTGGCACCATTGATGACCAGAATGACGATGATTCGAACCAGAACAACGAGAATTTGAACCGGAATAGCACCAAAAAAGACAACAGCGAGGCCAATAATGGCGAAGAGTGAACCACGTTACGACGCCGGGTATCCGCTGGCTATCGAACTGGTTTACGCTCAAAGGCTGGGCGATAACGCCCGGCTTGTTGGTAAATGGGTTCGCGATGCCTGCATAAAGACATACAAGGCAATCGGTAAATCCGGAGCGGTACTCAATACCGATGCCGCCGATGGTAAAGATGTTTCCGTTGATGACCTGCTGGGGGATTTTATCGCCGCCGCAACGGTCAAAAAAGTGCGCGTATATATAAAGAAGAAAGCCGGAAGGAATTATTCACGCATGACGCGTGAGCAGCAGGAAAGGCTTGTCCGGTCTGTTGCTCAGGAACTTTTGCCAGATGCATCAATTTTTCTTAAAGCCATTCCGTCACTGCTAAAAGATGGTGAATTTGGGGCCGTTCCCGCCTATGCATTCAGTGAAGTAAGGAGGCAGGCAGGAATCAGCCTGGCTAAAGACTTTGCCAGAGTGACCGGCTCAAAGCCAGATACCTACCTTCGTGTTATCAACCGCGCCGCTGATGATGTACAGGCCGCTATTGTAAATGGTCGATTTGGCCTGACTGACGAGTATTACCAGAGCTATTACCAGCGCTTCCGCGTCGATGGTGTGAATCTTATTGACCTGAAAACAGGGCTATCAGTCACACCAGATACAGCAGGGGCAATATCTAAGCCGCTCGCCAGCTTAACGGCTCCGATGAGAGCCGCGAGCACGGTTCCATCATTACCGGCTATGGAAGCGGCCAATACCCAGCTTGCTAACTCGGCGGTTGACGATTTCCGGCTTATTGTTCGCGCTGCCGCCGATACTGATTTGGCTCCGGGTATCAAACTGCCAACCGAAAATATGGCTGACCTGATATCCATTGATATCTATGACGGCGATAAAAAGCTGCTGGAGCAAACGACTGACTGGCTCACGCAGAGCATGGGGCGCATGGAGAATGTCTCCGATGAGGCGCTACAGCGCGGAATTAAGGTCGTTCAGCAGGGATTACGTGAGGGGCGGGGCGTTGACTATATCGCCGATAAACTGGCAACCGAAATGGAAATTCCCTATCGGCGAGCCCGCAACGTCGCCCGCAATGAGATAGGTAATCAGGCCTGGAATCTGGAAGAAGCTAACGCCCGTATTGCCGGAATGAAAATATACCGCTGGCGGGGGATGTTAGACGAACGCGAGCGAAAATTGCATGTTGAGCGCGAAGGTAAGGCATACGAGCCGACCAGACCGCCACAGGACGGGAATCCGGGGCAACCGCATTTATGCCGCTGCTTCCCTGAATGGTTGTTCTCTGCGTCGGACGTTGAAGAAGCGGAGAAAGAAATTGCTGCAAGAAACACAGGTCAACGTTGACGCCATCAAGCAATGGGAGATAACCCCGGAAGGTTATCTCCAGATTGATATCCCTGTCGCCCGTCCGGGCGTACTGGTTTATGACCGCAAGCGCGGTGATGCATTCACGGCTAAAGAGTACCGCTCAGCCGATGAATTGTTTAACCAGGACTCAATGAATACCTTAATCGGCAAGCCTGTGACGGTGTCACATCCTCGCAATGGTCTGGTGACGTCCAAAAACTACCGGGCCGTTTCTGCGGGGGTTGTTACTGCTGTTATGCGTCAGGGTGATGAGTTGTTTGCTCGCGCTCTAATTCAGGATGAGAAGTCTATACGGCTGATACAGCGTGACAAGAAATTGCGAGGGGCGTCGTTGGGCTATCAGTGTGATGAGAAGCCTAAAGTTATAGGGTTGTCACCTGACGGAAAAGAGCACGACACGCTGCAAAGGGGGATTAAATACAACCATATGAGCATTGTATATAACCCCCGATACGAAAATGCAAAATTTAATCTGGACGGTGAATCGATGGAATTAGAAGAGGCGTTAGCCGAAATTGAGAGTCTAAAAGCGAAAAATCAAACGCTTACGACTGATTTAAGCAAAACACAGGGCGACCTGCTGAAAGCAAATACCCGCCTCGTGAATATGGACTCAGCCAGCAACGAAGCCTACGAGCGCGGTGTTGCTGATGGTCGTCAGGAAAATGACCTGAAAGCAGCAGCTAAACGCCTGAACATCAACACCGACAGCCTGGGCGATATTAATCTGGTCAAACAGGCCATCATCCGTAAGGCAAACCCTGAAGTAAACATGGATAGCTGGACAGATGAGCAGGTGGATGTTGCGCTGTCTATGGCGCTGGTTGCCTGCGGTAAGAAGTTCGAACAAACCCCGCGTAATCCCCGCGCAGCAGTGAACAATGATGAGCAGGGCGATAAGAAGTCAGCCCATCAGGATTATCTGGCTCGCACCTTTGGCAAAAAAGAGGCAGGCAAATAATGCAGACAACGATTAAAGACGATTTTGACGCGGGGTTGCCAGGCGATTTGGCGGTGCTGCCGTCTTTCCGTTCCTCCGCTCGCGTGACCTCCCGTCGCGCTGGTGGTGAAGTAGCGCCGGGCGATGCGGTGAAACTGACCTCCGGTAATGATTCAACATGCGTTGCCTTACCTGATGGTGGCGATGTTACCGATGCCATCGGCATTGCTGTTACCGCGCATTCCAATATGCCAGCCACACCGGGATTTGGTAGCAACACGCGCATTGGCGTGGTCACTATCAATTGCCCGATTGGTATTGTCGAAAATGGCCCAATCCGCGTGGCGGTCAAAACGGGTGAATCTCCGAAAGTAGGTGATTTAGCCGTGCCGAAAGGTCGCAACGCCACTACCGGCTATATGGAGTGGGGTGTTGCGGCGTCCGGCGATAAAAGCCGTTTCCGCTTTGAAACGCCACCTCAGCGCGGCGGCACGGCAATTGTGATGGTCATTGATGGCGAACTACTCAGCGCCGGATATCCCCGCGAAGTCGCTGTAACTGGCGTTGCGCTGTCGCCTAAAACAGCATCTAAAGCCGCTGGCGCGACTCAGCAGTTTACGCCGACAGTTTCTCCGGCAGGTGCGACCAATAAAGACGTTACCTATGCATCCAGCAATGCGAACGTAGCAACAGTAGACGCATCCGGCCTTGCCACGGTGAAAAGCGGGGCAACAACCGGACAGACGGCAACCATTACGGTACGTACTGAAGACGGTGGTTTCACTGACACCGCTGTAATCACCGTTAGCTAACAGGGAAACCCCAAAAGATGAATGAGAAATATTTAGCCGCGCTTATGGCGCAGCTTTTTACCGAAGCGCAGGTAGCTGGCGCGGTGCCGGGTATCAACGTTGACGAACAAGGGCTAATTTTTGCCCGTGACCTTATTTCCATGTCAAACGATGTTTACATGGAAGAAATGCCCGCGCCGGTCGCGTTGACCATGTTCCAGCAGGAACCGGGAATCAACGAGGGCGCTAAGTGGGCGGGTTATCGCATGTATTCCGCGCAGGGTATGGCTAAAATCATGGCGGCATTCGGTACAGATATGCCGATGATGAGCGCCAAAGGCCGGGAATACTTCGCGCTGATGTACGATATCGGGCTGGGATATGGCTACACCTACAGTGACGTTATGGCGGCGGCAATGTCCGGTACTCCGCTCGATAACATTCTGGCGCTCAACACCCGAGAAGCGCATGAGCGCACCGTTTCTAATCTGCTATGGCGCGGTAATAAGGAATATCAGATTATCGGCTTTATCGAACATCCGAATATTCCGCTGGTGGCGCTACAGGGTGCCTGGGCGACTTCTGATGGAGATAAGATTTGCGACGATTGCTCGGCGCTCATCGCTGCGGTAAACACCACGAAAATCTACGAGGTGAATGAATTCCACATGCCGTCTAAGGCGTGGGCGCGAATTCAGGGCTTGCGCCTGAGTGGTACGCTCGGCACGGTGCTGTCATTCCTGCGTAGCTCTTACCCGGAAGTAACTTTCCGCAAAAATTCCGATCTGGATGATGACGGTATCTGTATCGCGCTGGCAAACAATCGTCGCCACTTCGCCCAGGCTACTCCTGTGCTGTTCCGCCAGTTGCCGGTTCAGCGTAGCGGGCTAGACCTGTCCATTCCGTGCTTGTCGCGCTCTGCTGGCGTTATCGTTCGTGCGCCGCTGGCTGCTGCCAAATCCTCAAAGGTGATTTAACTCATGGCTGAGAAAGACAAAGTTTTTCTGACTAACACCACTCAGGCACCGATTCACATCGGTGCAAAAAACAGTGAAGGCACCGTTATTACTATCTCAATCGCTCCGCTGGCGGCGGTCGAGGTGGACGGCGCAACACTGACCATCGGCGGCGTTAAGCAGTTTTTGGACGAGGGCCGGTTAAAAGAAGTTTCAGCCGCTGAAGCCAAAAAGCTCAATAAAGAGCATGACGGCGTAGTTGAGTCTGAAGACGAGTAAGGGCATAGCATGACGGTAAATGACTGGCTCGCCATTCTGCTACCGGGGGTGACACTTGATGAGGGCGCTATTAGCGCCCTTTCTTCTCAATGTGAGCGGCTTTACAACCTGCGGGCCGCTGCGGAGTACGGTTACAACATTGAACGCCTGAAAGCGCTGTATGTTGCTGCCAATCTCGCCCCGATAGCTGTAGAAGGCATAAGCGCAAGTGTTCGCGGTGTTGCAAGTCGCCGGGAAGGGAAAGTAGCGGTGACATTCACAGAAGCCGCGCAAAAGGCTGGCTGGCAGGGTACGCAGTGGGGGGAGGAATTTTTAGAAGCAATGGGGGATTTGACAGGCGGTTGCATTCTTGTTGGTCACGCTTCATGAAGGGCGGCGCAAAGTTCGAAACAAAGGGCTTTGACCGCGTTATCCGTCAGCGCGTTAAGGCGCTGGCGGGGATTTCAATCACTGTGGGGATCCATCGCGGTAAGATGAATGAAGGTCTGGACGTTGCGACCTATGCCGCCTGGAACAACTTCGGTACAAAAAACGCTATGGGATGGGAACTAATCCCGGCGCGACCCTTCATGAAGTATTCATCTGATTATATTGCTGAATGGATGAAGTCAAGCCAATACAAAGAATTAATGAGCGATATCATTGCTGGGAGGATTACTCAGCAGCAGGCAATATTAATTATTGGTTCTAAGGCAGTGCAAATAACCAGAGCGACCATTAAAGAGAAAAGTTTGTACAAACCCAACACGCCGGAAACGATAGCCAGGAAAAAAGGGAAATCCACACCATTGGTAGACCACGGCGTTATGGGACAAACTGTAACTTATAAGGCGAATGTCAGATGAGAAGACTAGTTAATTTTTGGCGTCCGTTACCCATTGAGATAGTTGGCGGTATGCCACGCGAGGAATATTCAGAGCAACAATCCGCTTTCCTCAGTATGCAGCCGGTTGATGGTGGCGGTTCATTTCGGGCGTACCTAACCGGGCGCAAACCACAAGATTACATGGAAGCCATTGGAGAAACGGATTTAGAGGTTACAGAAGAGGGTGAGCATAACGGCGCTATAGTCCTGTGTGCTGGTAAATATTACGAAGTGGTGCAGCGGCAGGAGTGGCAAAACGGCGTTATTAACCACTACGAATATTTGCTATTTGGTATGAAAGAACGGGACGCGCTCGCGCTGGTGGGATAATGACTAATTATACGGTCAAATTAATGACCGTTGACGGGGAGTTATCATATTCTGATTATCGCGCAGAAAAGGCGACATTCACCGCTAACGGTAACAGCAAAGATATTTTATTCACACCATATAATTTTCGGGATCCGTCCGTAGTCAGTTCTGTTGTGCTGGATAATGGCAGCGGAACCACTATCAATATTCCGGCTGATTTCCGGCTGGATGTTGGCGATGTTGTCAAATTCCCGACTGGCACACTCAAAGAGACCGATACACAGGCCAGACCAACAATCCTGAGCGGTGCTCCCTACATTGCAATGGTACGTGCAAGACAGGCAATGATTGAGTTGGTGGGCGATAGTCCCATTTATGCACAACAGAAGATTCCAGAGTCAAAGGATCCGTTTACTGCTGTCCATCTCCTCACGTCATCGAGAGAGCCGCAGGCATTCGCAAAGTCATGGGATGGTGACTACCGCGTTTATCACTACAACTGTGAAGCGAAAATTATCGTTATCCGGTCATCAGATGATGCTCAGGCATTTCTGGAAAACTTTTTGAATCAGGTCGATTCGACTGAAGGTGATTTCTGGCAGTTCGAAAATAACTGCTGTATTGACCGCTCGGGCGATTTCGAGAATAGCTCCCCTCTAATTGATAACCTCGTTTACCAGCAGATGGCACAGGTAACGCTGTCTTTGACATTTGTGTACCAGCATTACAAACGAGAGAGTTGGATAGAAAGCGCGACGGTCACACCGTGCGATAAAGTCACTCTCGCTATCAGGGGCTATTAAATGGCGAATTTAAGTCGGCTTTTTAGTGTAAAAATTGGGCGTCAAACTACTGCCGCTCAATATGGCGTGTTTGGCGTCGGGTTAATCCTCGCGCCGGGCGCGGCATTTTTCGGGAAAAAATTCACAGATTACGAATCCGCAACCATCGCGGATTTTGCCGATCTCTACCGGGTCTATACCAGCGCTGATGATGCCATTTCGGACGGTGTATCCGGCGATAATCTTCTGGCGGTTCAGGCGTATTTCTCCCAAAGCCCATCACCGGATACGCTGGTTGTCGGTGATTTCTCAGCCGCTTACAGCAAAACGATGATTGCCCTGACGGGGGTTCCGGTTTCCGGCGCACCGACAACTACAAAGGCCACCATCGGCTATGTGAAAGGCACGGAATATCGCTACGCCAGTTATAACGGCACTACTTGGGCCGGGAGCACTGGCGCAGCGGCTGATATCGTTGCTGATGCGACTACTACAGGGCAGTTTTTGGTTGATGGTCGCATTGTGTATCTGGAAGGGGCTGAAGTTGTCCATGCTAAATCTACAGCGCTGGCTGCTGGCGTCAGTGCTGCGATTGCTGCCATCAAAAACCAGTACAACAAGTTTTTTATGTGCATGACGCCGTCGCGGAATCTGTCGATTCAGAAAGCTATTGCTGATTGGGTCGAATCGCAGATTGATAAAATGGCGGTGTTTATCGACGATTACTCGTCCTCAACCTGGGCGACTGACAGCATTACGAAATACCTTTTCGATAAGAATATGGCAGGTTCGTTTGCCATTTCTACGAAGCTGGAAAAGAACTTCCTCGACGCTGCTATCGCCGGGCGTTGTCTTGTCATGCAACCGGGCTCAGAAACGTGGGCGCTCAAGACACTTAACGCCGTTCAAAGTGATGGATTCACCGAAACCGATTACCAGAAAATTAAGGCGCTCAACGGCAATACCTTTGAAGACTATGGTTCCGGCATCACGGTAACTTACCCCGGCACATGTGGCGACGGAGAAGCAATTGAAGTTGTGCGTTTCTGCTACTGGCAGGCTGACCGGATGCAAAAAGACCTTGCCACGCTGCATATCAACCGCAACAAAGTGGGGCACGACATGCCGGGCTATGAACTGGTCTGTAACCAGATGGAAAGCTCGCTAAAGGCGGGTCAGACCGCTGGCGGCATTATGGAAAACTTTACGGATGATAACGGAGATTATGTCCGTGGATTTACCGTCGTGCGTCCGACGATGTCAGAAATCAGCGCCGTGCAGCGTATCAAAGGTGATGTGACTATCAAATTCTCTTTCTACCTCCGCTACGCCATTAAGCACGTTGATGCTGTTGGTACAGCGATGACTTACGGGATTTAACTATGTATTTAGGCGTAATGTCCTCTAAAGACTGGCTGATTACCGTAGGCGTTGTGCCGGTAATTGGTCTGGCTAAAGACAGCAATATCACGCTGGAAATGACGGATGACCAGATTACCGTTTCTTCCGGCATCGGCGGCGACTGGTCTTTTATTGACAACCCGACTGAGGAAGGGTCTTTGACCTTCGTCACACAGCGAAACTCCCCGGTTAACACAGCTCTTTTTCTGATGCAGAAAACGAAGTCTGTAGTACCCGTCACGCTCACCAATACGCGTAATCTGTCGGTTCACCGCATGGGTTACGCGATGTTTGCCCGTCAGCCTACTGATGGCGCAAATAACGGTGCTGGTGCTCAAACGCTGGAATGGAAACTCGTTACTGGCGAGGTGGATTCGGTCATTAATGGAGTGAATATTACCTGATGGAAGACTCAATCAAACACGTTGAAATCAACGGGCGTAAATTCTGCGTTATTCGAATGAGCGCTTTTGATGCCATTCACTTTAATTTGCGCGTGGCGGAGATTCTCGCCAAACACGGTATCAGCCAGGTAGAAAGCATCCTTTCTATGTCGTCGAAGATTTTCGGTGTACTCAATCGGGAAGACCACGACGAACTGTTGTTTACCTTGCTGGAAAAATCACGTGCTCAACTGGTCGATAATGGCGAGTTTCTGGATAGCTGGGACGCAGTGAATACCAATTTCACCGCGACCAACATCGCCGATGTTTATCTGGTGGCGCTGGAGTGTCTGAAGCTCTCCATTCTTCCGGTTACAGCAGGGTTAAAAAAAAATATTGGTCTGGACACAGCGGGAACGATGCAGGGAGCCATGCGGCAACTGTTCAGCGCCTTGCTGAAAACCTTGACCGAACCGTCCGCACAGAACTCGTCATCTGGCGAGTGATAGAAAGCGGCCTGATTAGCTACAGCGATGTAGTGTCAGGCCGCGCCTCCTTTGATTCCATTATGAGAGCCTCCGCCGTTATCCAGTTTGATAACGCGGTTCAGCACGCGCTTAGTAAGGTGAAAAAATGACAGACCAGTCAGCCGATCTCGTAACGAAAATTGACGTTATTCCCGACCTTGAGGGGCTCAACAGCTTTGATGCAGCGATTGATAAGGCTATCGCAAAGGTTAATCAGCTTGACGCTGCTATAAAGCGCGTCAACAATCTGAAGCCTGCAAGCCCCTATGCGCCCAGCAACGCATCAACCGCGCCGACAGCAGCCACTACAGCAGCAATCGCGACGGTAGCCGCTACAGGCTCTAATTTAATTGTACATACGCCGTTGGCTAATACAGTTAAAAGGGAATCACAAAAAATTGCGCGTGCCGCAGTAGAAGGCATGGGGAATGGTGTTGGTTTACCATTGATGGGAGGCTCAGGAGGAGGAAGGCTTTTCATTCCATATCACGGGGGTGGCTCACCTTCAGGAAATGGCGGTGGATTATTTGATCCTTCAACGATGAACCCGCTTTCGAGGTATGACTTTTCAGCAGGGAGTTTTTCGGGAAACCCACTCAACCCAAAAGAAGATGATGAATCTGCTGGTGGAGGAGGTGACGGGAAAGGCTTCGGTGCTGAAAACCTCTTGGCGGGAGCCGGTTTAACGGCAAGTATCATTGCTATAGGTAAATCACTGGCTGATAACCTAGATTCTATTCAGCAGCAACAAGCGCAAATTGCAAGGCTTGCGCAAACAACTGGTGATGCGAAAGATGCATTCTTTGCTTTAAATGAGGCAGCAAGCGCCGTCAGAAGTGACAGCGGGGCGTTTATATCAACGTATACCAATATGGCGACCGCCACGCAGAAACTTGGAAAGTCTCAGGAGGAAACAATCCGAGCGACTCAGGGGCTGGTAGGCGCATTACAGCTAGGTGGTGGTAGTGCTGAAGCGGTAAACGCAGCGCTTTACCAGATGGGCCAGGCATTTTCTTCTGACCGGTTCGGCGGGGATGAGTTTAGATCCTTCATGGAGGCCATCGGCACGATGGCCCCGGAAGTGGCTAAGGCTTTCGGGACGGATGTAAAAGGGCTGCGAGCAATGTCTGAAGCCGGGAAATTGACGGCCGAAACGATGCTAAAGGCCTTTGAAAAAATGGCGGCAAGTAATGCCGACCTGCTTAAAAAGCAAGGCTGGACGTGGGGACAGACATTAACGGTGATGCGCAACGACTGGCAAAACTTTCTTGCTAAAGCAACAATAGGTGGAGATTGGCAAAAATTCACAGATTGGGCATCTAATACTTTGATTCCTGTTGTTAGAGGTGCAGAAAAAGAGATTGCAGCATTCTGGTCAACACTGGCAGATGAAAGCAAGTCAGCAATTCTTATTGGTATTCTGGGCGCTATGGGGGCAGCTTTTACCGCGTTGGCGATTCCGGTGATTGCGGCAGTATGGCCTTTCCTTGCGATTGGTGCTGCTGTATGGGTGGTTTATGAAGCGTTTGTAGAATGGAAAGCATGGTTGGATGGAAAGGGTGGCACCATTTTTGATAGCGTTTTCGGCAGTTTTGACGAATTTGAACGGCGCTACCCAAATCTTATAGCCGCACTCAGAACGATTATTGATTTGGCAGGAAAAGCTGCTTCAGGTATAGATAATGCAACTAAGCAAAATGGCAGTAACGGTATTATTTCCGACGCTATTGAAAGTCCGTGGATGACGGCTTTCAAAGGGCTTTATAACCTTACTCCGTTACCCAATACCTTCAGGTCATTGGGAGGGCTAAGTGAAATGTTTGACCTCAATCCCTTGCCGGGTATAGAAAGCGCTCTTGGAATCCTTCCTTCAACAGCTACAGGTACACCAAACATTAGCAATAGTGGAAATAAAACAACTACCATTATTGTTAATAGTCCAAAAGAGGCAGCTGACACGGTAAATAATATTGATGAGCCGGGTACTCTATCTGGTGATATTGGTGGTAATATCGCGGAGTCAACAGGGGCAAGATAAGGATAAGGTAATGCCAAAGAATGAGTTTAAGGATTTCGCAACCTTCGAAACTCTCATAACACCAAAAATAATCACTGTTGTTTACTGGTTGGTTACAGTGCTTCTCATCCTCGGCAGCATTTTAAGCTGGTTGCGTCAAAGCGAAGGTATGAGTATCAGTTTTGCTGTATCTCTAGTGGCTACGAGGGTGATTTTTGAATTAATCATGGTTTCATTCAAAAACAACGAGTATCTACGCCGAATTTGTGAAGCGGCAGAAGCCAAAAAGAGCGATTAACCGCCAGCGGTAACAGCATGTAACCCACGCAGCTAAGATGTGAAAATCCCCTCTACGAAGGGGATTTTTTTTGGGGTTTTTATGGCTGAAGGTATGGACGCGGCGATTAGTGCGCCAGGCGATAAACGGGCTGTCATGGTGTTTGAGTCAGGTGTGACGGTGTCACTTAGGCTCAAAACACGTGAGGAGGTGTCGGCAAAAAGAACCATTGCACAAGGGAAGATTGAGACTGGCTATAAAATATCAGATGGTGAAGTTGACGATCCAAAGGTAGCCAGTTTTGAGGGAGTCATCACCGGCACTGATTTACCTTTTGCGCCGCTGCATATGATTTCTGCAATGAATCAGGCTCAGGCCATTCAGGCAGCTTACGATACAAAGGAATTTGTGTCGGTCTATACATCCTTCATGGCAATGCCTCAATGCCGCATCACATCACTTTCAATTGAAGCTGTTCCGAAGAAAAACAGCTATACCGTCAAGCTCACTGCTCAGAAAGTTGAGACGGTGACATTCCAGCGCTCACGCACAAAATCAGCGCAAGCAAAAACTTCCAATCCGGCAGGGAAGGGGAAAACCTCCGCAGGTAAAAAGAGCGCCACCACGGTAGACACGAACAAAGAGCCGCAAAAAGTCTTTGCGCTTGAAAAAATGCGTCGTGCATTGGGAGGGGCGTAAATGGAGTCTGCTTACTACGAGATTGGCGTTATCGCATCTATCCCAGACCAGGAATTCACATCATCACTAAACGGCGTGGTTTTGAATATGCGCCTGTTTTTCGCAACAACTACAGCGCTGTGGTGGATTGAAATATCCAACGCAGATAGGACAGTTACACTGTCACAAATTTGCTTGCGTCCGGGAGTCTGGCACGGACTTAGCGGAAAATTGCCGGGCTATGCTGGCGCGGGAGCGATAGGCGTTGCTCGTCTTAGACCAAATGAAAAATTTGGCGACGTTAGCGCTTTTGATGGGGGCTTTGGCCTTTTCTTTTACGACGAACTGGAGAGTGATTAAGTGGGGAGACTCTGGAAGCGATTTATTGAATCACTTTCGCCTAAAAAGCTGGGTGTTCTGCTGGCTTTGGTGGTGGGGTTCACGCTGGGTGCGATTAAGTTTTGGGACTGGTTTAAATACAGGGTGGGAATTATTACGGCGGCTCTTGCGGTGCTTTCTCTTAATGAATGGGCAGTAATTATCGGCATTTTATGCACTGTGGTGACATGCCTCGTTAACTGGTATTACGAGCGCAAAAAATACCTAATCGCTTTAAGTGGGGGTGCGCGTGGGGAATAAGAGCAAATTAAGTGCCGTTATGCTGGGTTTGATTGCTGCCGGGGCAAGTGCTCCTGTATTGATGGCGCAGTTTCAGCACGAAAAAGAAGGAACCAGCCTGACGGCATACCAGGACAAAAGCCGGGGTATATGGACTATTTGCGGCGGTGTGACTTACGTTGACGGCAAGCCGGTAATCAAAGGCATGAAATTAACGCAAGCACAGTGCGATAAAATAGACAAAGCTGAGCAAGCTAAGGCGCTGGCATGGGTGGATAGAAATGTCCACGTACAATTAACGGAGCCGCAAAAAGTTGGAATTGCTTCATTTTGTCCGTGGAATATTGGCCCCAGTAAATGTTTTCCATCTGGGTTTTATCGTGACCTGAACGCGGGAAACTTTAAAGGCGCTTGTGCGCAAATTAAGCGCTGGGTATGGGATGCCGGACGTGATTGTCGAATCCGGGAGAATAATTGCTACGGTCAGGTTATCCGCAGAGACCAGGAATCAGAGTTAACTTGCTGGGGCATGGACAAATGAAAACAAAATATGCCGTGTTAATTGGCCTGATTGTAGCGTCGTCATTAGGCGGCGCTGGTTATGTCATCCATGAATCAGCTTTTGAGGCCGGGAAAAAGGATAACGATAAAGAATGGAAACTGAAGTGGTCGGAGCGCGACAAGGCCGATAAGGACGCGCAGTTGACACAGGAACAAGCGCAGCGTGAAGAAGAACTCAGGCGTAAGAAGAAAACAGAGGAAATTGTAAATGATGCAGAGCGGGAAAAACAAAAGGCACTGGCTGAAGCTGCTGGCGCTGATGATGCTGCTGACCAGCTGCGCGGGCAACTCGCCAAAATCAGGCGTGAACTCGCAACCAGTGAAACAGGCAGGATTTCCGCAAATGCCGCCAGAAGGCAGACAGCCGCCGAAACCGCAAGTTTGCTTGCCGACATGTACGAAGAATCAGACCGTCGCGCGGGAGAAATCGCTAAGTATGCTGACGCAGCAGCAAGCGCCGGGAGCGTCTGCGAACGCACATATGACGCGGTAACGAGATCTGTTGAGTGATCGAAACGGATCAATTAATGCCCGTATGTGATTGATAATTTGGATGGTTGAATGAAAAGGGCGGGGAAGTGATGTAGATTGCTTGTTTGTAGTTGATTTTTAAACTGACTACGGATACGCTTTAAGGCACGGAGAACAAGGGTTTTCTGAAATTAACGCGCATAACAAGCGGTTTACTCGTTTTGGTCTGCAATTTAACATAATATACATTATGCGCACCAATATTGTAATGGCTCAATAGTAATGTCCGCCTGTGGCTCAATTCAGATGTCCGCGCTATGGTAAGCTTCACTGGTCCGTTTAAACTACCGGGAGGCATATCATGAGCGCAGAAAGCTCAGGAGTGTTTACTTTGAAAGAGATCAACCGGATCAAGATTATACAGGACGTCATTGAACGTCGCATCACAACGCGCCGTGCGGCCGAGCACCTCGGTATCAGCGACAGGCAATGCCGCAGACTTCTTGCCCGTTACCGTGAAGGGGGACCGCTTGGTATGGCCAGCAGACGATGTGGCATGCGTGGTAACCGCCAGTTGCCACCCGGGCTCGCAGATCAGGCTCTGGAACTGATCAAGACGCGTTATGCTGATTTCGGTCCGACTCTGGCGCGTGAAAAGCTCGAAGAACTCCACGGACTGTTTCTTGGCAAAGAAACTGTCCGGCGCATCATGGTGCGGGCTGGCTTATGGGTTCCCCGTAAACAACGTGCCGCAAGGATCCCTCAACCACGGTACCGGCGTCCGTGTACTGGTGAGCTGATACAAATAGATGGCTGTGATCACGACTGGTTTGAAGGCCGTGGCCCGGCCTGCACCGCGCTGGTCTATGTTGATGATGCAACCAGCAAACTGATGGAACTGTTGTTTGTTAAATCGGAGTCCACGTTTTCTTACTTCGAAGCCACGCGGCGCTATATCGATAAGCATGGTAAACCGCTGGCACTGTACAGCGATAAAGCCGGTGTTTTTCGTGTTAACAATAAACACGCCACAGGCGGAGACGGGCATACTCAGTTTGGGCGAGCCATGCATGAACTGAACATCCAGACTATCTGTGCAGAAACCAGTCCCGCCAAAGGGCGTGTAGAACGAGCTCACCTCACTTTACAGGATCGTCTGGTCAAAGAGCTGCGGTTACAGGGCATTGGTTCAATGGAGGCTGCAAATGACTTCGCTGAGGCCTATATGGCTGACTATAACCGCCGTTTTGGCAAAGTACCGCGACATGATTTTGACGTACACCGTGCTGTAGAACATGATGAGGACCTGGGGCTTATTTTCACTGTTCGTGAAAAACGTAAAGTCTCAAAATCGTTGACGATACAATATGATAAAATGTTGTACCTGATTGAAGACAGCGAACTGAGTCGCCGTGCAATAGGTAAATATATCGATGTGTATCACTATCCTGATGGCAGAAAAGAGCTGCGCCTGAACGGTACGCTACTTCCCTACTCTACCTACGACCGACTGTCAGAAATCGACCAGGGCGCGATTGTCGATAACAAGCGTCTTGGCCGAACCCTGGAGTTTATCAGTCTGGTGCAGAGCAAGCGGGATAACACGCGCTCTCAGTCAATTCCCGCTGGAGATGGCCCTTCCCGACGACGGCCAAAGCAGGAAGGGAAGAAATCCCAGCGCTCACTGGATAATGATGACATGCTCGAAGCACTCAAACAGCTTCAGTCACGTTCAGAGGACATTTTTGGTAAAAGAGCCCGCTGATGGTACTCACTGGCCGGACAGTGGTTGCTCACCAGTTGATATTGTCCGGCCAGACCCATGATGTATTATTCATTTCGTTCAGCATCTTTATGTCCTGCTTTTCACGGGCATACTTACCCCATAATGAATGAAAAGAACGAACAATACTGATTAACTGCTTTTTTCTTTGCTCCGGAGATAAGCTGATAAAATAGCAGCACCTGCTGTCAATATTATCCTCTATGAAATTAAAATCAGAGTCTGATGCATATTTTACTGTTAGCATAATATCATTCGACGTTGTTCTCTCAGACTCTGTTAATGCTGATTCTATCAGGTATTCAAAGGCATACATGACAGACAACTGGTTTTTGTCTGTCTGAATATAACCCATTGAGTTTCTGAGTATTGAGGACTGTACCAGGACCAGAGGCCATAAAAGCTCAACACCATAAAGCTTATATGTATCATGTTGATCATACTGATGTTGCTCAACACGACGATTACCTTCCCGTGCTTTACGAATATCATAGGCAAGGGATAACATAAATCCGTCTTTAACTTTAATCAGTGGGCTTTCATCCACGATGTAATGAATGAGTTCATGTAATTCATTCAGGGCTTCTGAATCTCCCCACAGTATAAAACCTGCATTGTTCGGCGTTAACTCGTATCGAAGCAT